CCATTGATAACTCACCATAGACATCAATCTTCTCGGTAGCAGCTACGCTAAGGCCAGCTTTACCACTGAACTGAGTATCGTTGTCAGAAGTACCGTCAGTATTAACAACTGCGGGTCCTCCTTGAATGTAGTATCCGAGGTTGTCCTTTCCCAGATCCCCTTCGTATCCAAGATGGATATCTGTTGTGGAGCCTGTAAAGTTAGAGCCTGTGTTTGAGCCATTGTATTCAACGTTTGTATAAAGATTACCAGCAAGGGCAGGAGCTGAACCTATACCTAGCAGGGCAGCTAGAGCAATTGCAAACTTCATAGAGTATTTTATATAACAATAAATATATTATAACCTTAAGAGCTTAAGCTAGTGTAACTGGTATCTAGATACTACTACTAAAAACTGCAGCTTTAAAACGCTTAAAGACCTTTCTAACTAGACAGTTTAGAAAGTGGTACATAAGTAATAGCTAGATGTGCGTCTTCCTCTTTAAGGTTTAAAGGTCCTTTCAACTATCACGTCATACACATGGCATCAACAAAAATTAAGATTCAAGGAACTCTTACTGGATGGATTCCGTCACTCATTGAACCACCTACTTGGAAGGGAGACCCTTCTGACTTTAGAATTAAGGTAAGAGTAATAGGTAAAGACGCTAAAGCTTTAGAAGATATTCTTGCTACTAATTACCAAGATCTCTGTGACTGGTATTCAGAGAAGAGTGGTAAGAGGCATTTCTTTGGAGAACCTTGGGAAGTAGATGAGGAAGGTATTACTGTTCGTCTCTGTGCCAAGCCTAAATATAAGGAGTTTCCATTACCAGTAGTGGACACAGACTTAGAGCCTATAGATGAAGACCTTCAATTAAGAGAAGGAACAGTAGTAATAGCAGAAGTAGAGCTTAAGGCTTACTCACCTAACAGTCCTAAAGGTGGCATGAGGTTAAGACCTCTTGCTATTAAGGTCTTAGAAGCTGTTACTGTTGAAGCACAAGACAGTGGAACCTTAAATCTAGAAGAGGTGTTTGGTGCTTCTGATGGATTCAAGCAATCAAAACCAAACGTTAGAAAGAAAGCTGCTAAGGTAACTACCGAAGACGACGACTTCTAAGTAAATGGCCCGACGGTTTCATAAGTATGGACGACGTACTAGAGATGGATACAGGTCGGGCTTTGAATCAGAAGTAGCTCATACTCTCAAAGAACTAGGGGTTTGCTTTGAATACGAAAAACATAAGTATGACTTAGTGATCCCTCGTTCTTACACACCAGATATAGTGTTAGCTAATGGCACTGTGGTAGAGGTTAAAGGCTACTTTGACTCTGATGATCGCCGTCTTATGAGAGTCTTTAAGGAACAACACCCTGATGTAGACATTAGGATGTGTTTCCAAAACCCACACCAAAAGTTGAGTAAGACAGCCAAAATGACTTACGCAATGTGGTGTGATAAACACAATATTCCCTGGTGCAGGGGCCCTAGATTGCCACGCCGTTGGACTCTGTTATAGTTCAGGTGGTAATTGGAAGGGTTACCCAAAAAGGCTCCAGGGAGATCCCCACCTGGAGCTTTTTTAATGGGTGTAATTCACGGGCCATGCCCCAAGTGTGGCAGCAAAGACAACTTAGCTATCTATGACGATGGTCATGCCCACTGCTTTGGCATGGGATGTAACTATCACACTTCCACTGACCCTTCCTTCCAACCTCCTATGACTACAACAACTACAAAAGAAATTGAAACTATTGTTGGAGAATACGTAGATATACCTAGCCGTGGCCTTAAGGCTGCTGTTTGTCAGAAAGCTACTTACTTCAAAGCTACACATGGAGGTGAACCTGCTTTCTTCTGTCCTATCTATGACAACAACAGAGTTCTTACTGGCTATAAGATTAGAAAGAAGGGTAAGAACTTCCTACAAATAGGCTCTAACCCTGATAACACCTTCTTATTCCAACATATGTGGGGTAAGAATAATAAGCTGCTTGTAATTTTTGAGGGTGAGAAGGATGCACTCTCTTATATGCAAGTTAGGCCAGGTTGGCCTGCAATTAGTTTGCCTAATGGTTGTGAATCAGGCTCAAAAACCTTAAAAGCACAGTTAGGTAACTTACCTTATGAAACTATTATTCTTTGCTATGACGGGGATACTCAAGGACAGAAGGCAGCTCAAAGAGATATACAACTACTACCACCACGAGTAGGAAAGATAGGAATTATTGAGGGTTATAAGGATGCTAATGAGGCACTCCAAGCTGGGGATTTTAAGGCTATTACCAATATGGTGTTCAATGCTAAGGAGTATGAGCCTGATGGTATTGTTTGTGCTGACAAGTTAAGAGAGGAAGTTAAGAAAGATCCTCAAATAGATAGTGCTAGCTATGGCTACCCATTCTTAGATGAGAAGACTAAAGGCTTAAGAAAACGTGAACTCGTCTGTGTCACTGCGGGAACTGGGCAGGGTAAGAGCACCTTAGTTCGAGAGGTTGTATATAATCTTGTCTTTGAGCAGGGTTATAAGGTTGTCACCATTAATCTTGAGGAAAGCAATATCAGAACTGCTAGAGCACTAGTAGGTATCAATCTTAACCATCCACTACACATTGATAAAGGAGACTTTACTGATGAACAAATCGACGACGCATTCCAGGCAACCTTGGGACAGGGGAATCTTTTCCTCTACGATCATTTTGGCTCCCTTGACCCTGATGTACTTCTTAATCGGATCAGGTACAGTGTTATCTCTTTGGGCTGTGATTACGTTATCCTCGATCATTTATCGATCTTGGTCAGCGGTATGGAGCAAGCCCAGGACGAACGTAGAGCTATAGATTATACAATGACTAAGCTTCGTTCTTTAGTAGAAGAAACTGGCTGTGGAATGATATTAGTCAGTCACCTAAGGAGGCCGCAAGGGACTAAAGGGTATGAAGATGGTCAACAAACAAGTCTTTCTGGCCTTCGCGGTAGTGCAGCTATCAGTCAGCTCAGCGACATTTGTATTGGCCTTGAGCGCGACCAACAAGCTACCGACAATAGTGAATGTAGAGTCCGTGTACTTAAGAACAGATTTACTGGATGGCTTGGAGTAGCAGGAAGTGTGAAGTATTACGAAAAAACTGGCAGAATGTTACCGCTAGATGATAAAGCCGTAACGACTGATGACCTTATTGAATCCGATTTTTGATGTTCATCTTAGAAAGATAAACAAACTTAAAGTATCTGCCTTTGCTGCCTCTGAAAAAGCGAGGCGACTCCTTTCCTCATTCTTTAAGAACAATGACTACGTGCACTCCTTTAACGAACCTAGACTCAAGGAACTACTTAAGTACTGTTACTCGAAAGGTCTCAAAGTCCATGTTGACGACAGTCTTCGACATAGAGACAAACGCTCTGAAGATTGACGACATCACTAAGATCCATTGCTGTGCTTTAAACAGTGGAGAGGGTACTGTTTTATACACTGATCCTGATCAATGGTTACCAATCTTAGAGAATTCAGACTTCATAGTGGGCCATAACATCATCCAGTATGACCTTGTAGCTATTAAGCATTTATACCCAAAGTTCAATCCTAAAGGAGGGTTTATAGATACCTTGATCCTCGCTCGAATGTTGAGGTCAAACATATTAGACATTGATTTTAAGAAGAAGTGGAAGGATATGCCTATTCAAATGTATGGTCGTCATTCGCTTGAGGCTTATGGCTATCGACTACGCCTTAACAAGAAACACGCAGATTTAAATGATTTCTCTGTGCTTTCTAAAGAATTAGAGGAGAGATGTAAATGTGATGTTGACGTTACCTGTAAACTTTGGGACAGGCTGCAGCCTGAGGCCAATGCAATTCCCTATGCAGTGGACCTTGAGATGAGGTTTGCCACCTTAATCTCCAAACAAGAGCGATCTGGTTTTGCCTTTGACGTTAAGGGAGCGTTGGAGTTAGAAGCCATGATCGTTGAAAAACTGAATACTCTCGATGAAAGATTGAGACGGCGGTTCCCTTTCATTGACGGAGGTATCTTCACTCCTAAGCGTGATAATCAAACTCGTGGGTACATAGCTTCATCACCTATGTGTCGATTAACTCCGCTTAATCCAAACTCACGAGATCACATAGCTTGGGTTTTAAAGAATCATCTGAAATGGAATGCAGAAGTCTTCACTGATACTGGTAAAGCCAAGATCGATGAGACGATTCTTAAGGAGATCCCTGGAGCTGAAGACTTTGTGTCTTTCTTAACGCTCCAAAAACGACTAAGTCAATTAAGTACAGGCAACAGTGCTTGGTTGAAGTTAGTCAGTAAAGATAATCGTATTCACGGCAGCGTGATTACGGTTGGATGTGCTACAGCCAGAGCCAGTCACGTCCACCCCAATACGGCCCAAATTCCTGCTGTTAGGTCTTATTTGGGTACGGAGTGCCGGACTCTCTTTGGACCTAACGTTCTACCTTTGTTCATCCCAAAGGGACGGTTAAGTAAGAGAGGTTCTAGGGTAGAGGACCTCACCAAAGAGGTTGGATGTGACTTATCTGGTATCGAGGCGAGAGCACTTGCTCATTACTTGTGGCCCTTTGATGGGGGTTCTTTTGCACGAGAGGTCATCGAGGGCGACGTACACTCTTCCAATCAAAAGGCCGCAGGTTTGCCAACTAGAGATGATGCGAAAACTTTCTTTTACGCTCTTATCTATGGGGCAGGTTCAGAAAAACTAGGTAAAATTACTCAGCAAGATGGTAAGAAACTAAAGAAAAGGTATTACAAAAATATGCCAGCTTTAGCTGAGCTTACTAAAAGGGTAACAACTAAAGCTGAGAAGGATGGATTTGTTAAAGCTATTGATGGTAGATCTATTATTATAAGATCACCTCACTCCGCCTTAAACTTTTTACTTCAAAGTTGTGGTGCAATTATAAGTAAGCTTTGGTATAACATTTGCTACGAGGAATTAATTAAGGCAGGATATAAATATGGAAGTGATTGGAGTTTCTTAGCGCACGTACATGATGAGATCCAGTTTGCTGCTCAAGCTCCTATTGCTGAAGATGTGGCGAGAATTGCTACCGCTTCGTCAGAAATTGCGGGAGATAGACTTAGAATGCGAATTACTATCGAGTCAGAATATAAAATTGGATCTAACTGGGCCGAGTGTCACTAAGAAATGTAAGATCTGTGGCAAACAAAAAGATATAGCCAAGTTTCATAGGAATGGAAGTTGGACTAGACCTGAGTGTGCTGCTTGTAATAGGGAGAGACAAAAGAACTATCACGTATTAAGGAAGGAGCATAAAACTCCAGAGCTAGGTACTCCTTGTGAATGTTGTGGTAAGAAAGATGAAAAACTTCAATGGGATCATTGTCATAACACTACCAACCATAGAGGTTGGCTTTGTAGTAACTGCAATACAGGTATAGGAAAGTTAGGTGACAATCTTCAAGGTGTCACCAACGCTATGAACTACTTACTCCGACCCCGTAGGATTGCTTCAGATACAAAAGGGGATCATGAAAACGACGAAGGATTGGGACTGTCTTCAAGACTGCACTGAAGAACAAACAGCTTTCTACAACGAAACAGTTAAGTTACTTAAAGAGGCTGAACGGAGAGGAGGGAATTTAGAAAAATTTTTAAAGGAAAGAGGGGATGGTCTATATATACCGAAACGTAGGGAAACTTCCTCATGACTTGGCTCTTAGTCGACGCCGATATGCTTCTATTTCAAGCCTGCTGTGCTTGTGAAGTAGAGGTAGAATGGCAAACAGACATCATCACAACACACCTTCCTGTTAGGGAAGCGTTGATGATATTTGAAGACTTGCTAAGCATTAAAAAGCAGCAAGTTAAAGCTGAATGGGTAACCCTCTGCTGGACTGGGGTGGATAACTTTCGTAAGAAGGTTGACCCATCCTATAAAGCAAATAGGAGAGCTACGAATCATCGGATTAAACCTGTTGGTTTTAAAGAGGTTCGTAGACGGCTGGAAAACAGCTACAAGTCAGAATGCTGGTATCGTTTGGAAGCAGACGATGTATTAGGAATTCTTGCGACTCGACACAGAGACAAGACTCCTGTTATATGGTCTGGAGATAAGGATCTTCAACAGATTCCTGGCTTTCACCTTAATAAAGAAGGTGACATTGAATTAATTACGGAGGATCAAGCTGATGCCTATTTTTTACAGCAGTGTCTCAGCGGCGACACTGTCGACGGCTATTCTGGCTGCCCTGGTGTGGGGCCGAAAACGGCGAAGAAGCTCATTCCTGTGGAACGGTTCTCACTTGCCTCCTCATGGAGAGTTGTAGTTCAACAGTATGAGAAGAAGGGTCTCAGTGCAGATCACGCCTTGAAACAAGCACGGTTGGCCCGTATATTACGGGACACTGAGTACACCTACGATGACATTGAACTATGGGAACCCCCGACACTACCAACCCTAGTTACTACGGATTCGGAGACGAGGCCGTAATTGAATGTATTGACTACATTAGTAGTCATGGTTTTGACTTCCTTGAGGGAAACATCATTAAGTATGTGACTCGTTATGAAGGAAAGAATGGGGTTGAAGATCTTAAGAAAGCCTCTTGGTATCTTGACCGCCTCATTAAACGTGAAGAGGGTAAGGCTAAGTCTTATGATTCTTCCTTATATCAATCCATTAAAAATGCCAAGGCTCAGGACATCCAATTCACGCCTAGTCCAGTTATGGATGAGGAGTGCTGGTCAACTTGCGACACCTAATGATGAAGAAGCTTGCAATCTCCAAATGGTTTTCATCGAAGAGGAGTTCTATGAACTTCTTCATGCTCACAGTAATCTCAAACGTGAAGATGTCATTAAAGAAGCCTGTGATTTAATCTGGGTTACTTACGGACTACTACACTCAATGGGTGTAGATGTTGATACCGCTTTTGGAAAGGTGTCAGATTCTAATATGACAAAACTACCCTTCACTTACAAAGAAGGGAAGGTACAGAAAGGACCAAACTACAGAAAACCTGACTTATCAAAACTATGAAACTTAAAGAAGCTTATACCTCACTTGCCATGACTGGCAGGGTAAAGAGCTGGTTGAAAGATCCAGCTAGACGCTACCCCGTGTCGTGTTGTGTCATGGTTGTTGACGACACGATGGATGAGTCTGAAGACTCTATTGAACAGTCCTTTATCTTTGCTTCTAAAGCACTTCGTTATGGCGCAGGAGTCTCCTTACACCTCTCAAACCTCAGACCA